TCTTCCGATCTTATACAAAAGCTTTGAAGTAAAGGCGAACGACGCCGGAGAGATCTCCGGATACTTCAGTACTTATGATCGGATCCCGGATGCTTATGGCGATGTGATCGCGCCTGGAGCATTTACCGAGACCATCAAAGCAAGAAAAGAGGGCGGGCATCCGTTCCCGCTGTGTTGGAACCATGATCTCGACCAGATCGTCGGGATGGTAGATCCGGAAAACATTATAGACGATGAGAAAGGCCCGCTGATGACAGCGAGCTTTTTTGATACCCCGCTGGCACAGGAGAAGCGGGCGCTTGTGAAGTCAGGCGTGGTCTTCCAGTTCAGTTTTGCCTATGACGTGCTGGAAGCAGGTCCTGTGACTCTGGAAGACGGTGTCAAGGCCAACGAACTGCGAAAGCTGGATCTGTTCGAAGTCAGCATTGCGCCGATCCCGGCCAACCAGAACGCGGTCATGACGGAAATTAAATCCGACGAACCGGAGATTAAATCCGGCCGCAGGAACCGCAAATCCGATGAAGACACTATTAGACAGATCATTTTCCTCGCACAGTCTCTCCTGGACGAGGTTAATGATGCAGACGATCCGGAAGACGGAGAGGACGAAGCAAAGGCCAACGGGACACCGGAGGAGCCGGAGCAGAGCAATCCGAAGAAAGACGTGCTGCTGGAATACATCAAAAGCAATATGGAGGTAAAAGACCATGACTCTCAGAGAAGAGATTGAATCTAAGAAAAATGCCCTGGTCGCACTGAAGGACCGCATCGAGGCCAATGATGCCGAGGCGATCGCAACGGGCGAGAAGCTGAAGGGCGAGATCGAAACCAAGCAGGCAGAACTGGAGCAGGCCGAGAAGAAGTCTGCGCTGCTCAACATCATCGGCAAGAAAGAAGAGGTAAATGAAATGGGAGAGATTAAGAACGCCGCGACCATCGGCGAGCATTTCGTAAATTACGCAAAATCTGTTGAGCATGGAAAGCGCTTCGATATCAGCGCTCCGGCGTTTGTTAAGAGCGCGACAAGCATCCAGACGTCCCCTGCCAGTGCTGTTGACTTCGCGACCACTTTTGATCGCAACGTCGTGACCGGCGCGCGGACTCCACTGGTGATTCGTGACCTGTTCGGAGCGGAGCAGATCTCCGGATCCACCCTGGTTTACCTGGTCGAAGGTGCCATCGAGGGCGCTCCGGCTGTGACTGCTGAAGGCGCTGAAAAGCCTCAGATCCACTTTGCAGATCCCACGCCGAAGACCGTAAGCCTGGCGAAGGTGGCCTGCCATATCAAAGAGTCTGATGAGTATATCAACGACTTCCCGTTCCTGGCTTCCGCGATCAACGGCAGACTGCTGTATGAGTTGGGGCTGGTGGAGCAGGGCAAGCTGGTGACCGATCTGCTCGGAACTTCCGGCATCCAGACCGGTACCTATGCCGCGACCGGCACTGCCACCGATATCGCTGACGCTGTACTGCAGGCCGCTATGGACGTGCAGGCTCAGACCGGCTTTGCTGCCGATGCTATCGCGCTGAATCCTGCTGACTGGTATATCCTGCGCGTTGGCAAGGATGGCGATGATCGCTACTATGGCGGCGGCTACTTCGGCAATCAGGACATCCCGAATCTTTGGGGAATCCCCGTGTGCGTATCCGCTTCCATCACTTCCGGCACCGTCATTGTCGGCGCGTTTAAGACCTGTGCCAGCGTCGTGACCAACGGCGGAGTGAGTGTCGAGGCAGTCAACACCAACGAAGATGACTTCGTGAAGAACCTGATGACGATCCGCGCAGAGGAGCGTCTGGCTCTGGCTGTGAGACGTCCTGCCGGCTTCAAGAAGCTGACCAAGGCCTCTCAGTGATCATAGTGCGTTAATCGGGGGAGGGCTTCGGTTCTCCCCTCCACGAAAGGCGGTGAAGCGCGATGCTGAAAATATATAAATACAATGGCCTGACATTTCAGTTCGAAGAAGGGACTCAGCCGGAAGGGGCTGTCGAGGTCAAGACAGAAGCCCCCGCCAAAAAGACGGTGGAAAAGAAAGCGGCTGAGCCGAAAAGCAAAGCGGTTAAACCTGCAAACAAAGCACGGAAGGCGGCAACAAAATGATAACAAGATGGGGCTATGAAATCGACAGCGATTTTTATCCGTGCGCACTCCTGGACACAAATGACTTCAATACTCTCACCGGCGGGAAGTACACCGATTTTGACCGTATTACAGCTGAGATCGATGCCGCGAGTGACAGGATCCGCGATTATGTCGGATGGCATTTGTTCCCGTCTTGCGATTGTGTACTGAATGTCGCCGTCACCGACAGGCGCATCACTGCCGTCAGACATGATTTGCTGGTACAACTTCCTGCGCGATATGTAACAGCAGTGAATGAAGTAACCGTTTGCGGCGTTGAAAGCAACGACTACTCGCTGGATCCCAACGGACTGCTCGTGCTGTATGACGCTCATCCTGGCAGCAGGCGCGACCGCATCGTTGTTAAATATACCGCCGGCCTTCCGCCGGAAATGATGCGCGGAATACAGGAGCTTGTCGCACATCGCGTGACGCATGCGCTTGCTGTTCCGGCCGGCATCACTTCCGAAGCATCCGGCGGCGTTTCTGTAACGTATAACGCGGGTTGGGTCAACAACAGCAATGCAACGGCGCTGTTGGATAATAACAAGGAGCTCCTGATCCCGTACATGGTTGAGGGGGTGTTCTGAATGTCATTGCTGTCTTTCTGGACACAGAGCATTACGCGTTTGCGGCCGGGAACAAAGGTCGAGCGCGGGTCAACGATATTTGATTGGAATGCCCCCGACCGTCTGGACATCGCAGGATGCTCTGTACAGCCGGCAAGCACCGGTCTGTCTCAGGATGGGCGTGTGCTGGGGGTAACGGACGGGTTGACGGTATACGCGCCGGAGGATGCTGACGTTCAGGCAGGGGACCGCATCGAGTTCGGCGGTGTTGTTTACGAGATCAACGGCGATCCGCTTATCTGGCCAGGCGCCGGAAGGCTCGCGCACATACAGCTTAATCTGGTGAGGTGGCGTGGATGAGTGAAATCAAGATTACTTTCAATCCGCAGGGCTTCGCGGAATGCCTGGACGCACTCAGTGATGAGGTGCAGTCTGTCGCGGAAACAATCGCAGCACGCGCCGAATCCTGCCTTAGTGGCCCGGGCAGCTTTGAGGTCGAAATGACGTCAATGGCACGGTTCCATGATGCAGAGTATGGCGTGACGCGTCCTGTTGCTTATGTGTATGCGGACGAAGCAGCGACAAAAGAAGAAGCGGAAAACAAGATTCTGAGTCAGGCGGTGAGCGGATGAAAATTAGTAAAAGCATAGACATTGAGGAGGAAATCCGCGCGGCGCTCGCTCCATACATGACCGCGTATGTCCGTCCGCTTCCTGCCGAATATGACCTGCCGCATATCCTCATTACACAGGTCGGCGGGACAAGGTCGCAGACGATCGACACGTTCGCAGTCGTGCTGGACTCCAGGGCGCGCTCCGAAATGAAGGCCCTGGAATATCTGAACCGTGCCGTTGCCATTTTGGAACAATCGGCGCGTGAGCAGGTGGGCGCTCTGCGACATGCAACACTGAATTCATCCGGATCGTGGGGAACTGATCCTGTGCGTCCGGATCTGGCTATGTGCTCGGCAAGAGTTGAAGTCGTAGCACATCAAACTATTGAGGAGGTATAAATCATGGATGTAAAACTTGGCGTTGGTCTTGCAACCGGAATGTTTTACCATGCACCGGCCGGAACCGCGCTGCCGACAGATCTGTCAGCAGCAATTCCGAGCACATGGACGCACGTTGGCGATGTGTCCGATGCAGGCATTACGCTTGCGTTCAATAAGTCTGTCACCAATCTGAAAAACTGGGCCAACAAGGTGAAGCGGTCGATCGTGACTGATCATGAGGAGACGATCCAGTCCCCGATCATGGACACCACTGAAGAGTCTCTCAAGACTGTGTTCGGCGATAAAAATGTAACGGTATCCGGCAGCACGGTCACGGTCAATCTGTCCGACAGCGATCTGCCGGAGCCCGAAGCCTTTTTGTGGGTCATGAAAGACGGTGACGATATGATGGCGATCGGCTGCAGTTATGGCCAGATCACTGCCATTGATAATGTTTCATTCAGTCCCGGCTCCGCGATCAACTGGACGCCGACAATTACCGCCCAGGGCGATGATGGCTTTGTGCAGATCATCCAGTAAGCAGAAACAAATCCGTAATCACAAACGATAAGGCAGGGTATGAGCGCTCTGCCTTTTTCATGCAAGGAGGATGGTAGCAGCATGTACGAATTCACATTGCGGAAACGCGAAGAGGATACGATCAAGTTCATTATCGGCGACAACAGCTATCAGATTCCGCTTGCCATGGGAATGACACCTGCGGAGGCGGAAAAGATGGATTCTACCGACGGCGCTATCGAGTTTTTTAAGAGCTATATTGATGCCGAAACAGCCGTCCGGCTTACGCTTCGCGACTACCGTGACATGATAAACGCATGGAAAGAAGCGTCACAGAAGTCTGCGCAGCTTGGTGACATTTCACTGGGGGAATCGTAAGCCTTGCGAAGGTTTTAGGAGACCACCGCGAGGCAATAAGCAGTGATTTGTTCCGGCTGACAGGACACCAGCTGTCGGAGGTCGGGAGCACGGTCGAGTGGGGAACACTTGATGCGTTTATTAAGCATTTGCCGGTAGACTCGGCTTTCATGCGCGAACTTCAGCCGGAAATATCGTCATGGGCATCACGCAGCCGCACAAATACAATCCTGGCTGACATCTTTGATATGCTTGCGCTCATCAATTCCAACCTGATGGCGATGGCCACCGGGAAGCCGGCGAAACAGTTAAAGCGGTATCCACGTCCCGGTGATGGACAGAACACACAGAAGCAGAACGAAAACGAGAAGCGCTTTGGACGCGGCGGACTTCCGGCGAATGAGCTGAAGCGATGGTTTGAAGAAAAGAGGCGATTGCATGCCGGAAGTAGCACAGGCGACCATAACCGTAACACCGGTTCTTGAGGGCGCACAGCAAAGTTTAACTGAACAGCTTACAAGCGCGGGCGGCCCTGCCGGTGATGCTGCCGGGCAGGAATCCGGAAGTCGATTCGCCGGTACGTTTACAAAAAGTCTTATCGGTGGGACAGCAGCGGTAACAACCGCAGTCGTCGGGGTGGGCGCTGCCATGGTTGGCGCTGCCGGGAAAACAGCGGCATACGGTGACCAGATTGACAAGGCGAGCCAAAAGCTCGGGGTGAGCTCCACATTCTACCAGGAATGGGATGCGGTTCTGCAGCACTCGGGGACGAGCATGTCGGCGATGACCGGCACATTCAAAAAGCTGGCGACCGCATCACAGGACGCTTCCGATGATCAGGTTGCAGCGTTTGAAGCACTCGGCCTGAGCATGGATCAGGTCGCAAACATGTCTACGGAAGATCTGTTTGCAAGCGTCATCTCCGGTCTGCAGGGCATGGAGGAAGGCACTGAGCGTACCAACATTGCTACGCAATTGCTCGGCAAGGGAGCCATGGAGATGGGCGCGCTGTTCAACACGAGCGCCGAGGATACGCAGGCCATGATTGACCGCGTGAACGAGCTCGGCGGCGTCATGGACGAGCAAGGCGTAAAGTCTGCCGCGGCCTATCAAGATGCTCTGCAAGACATGAAAACGGCTTTTACAGGTGTCGGAAACGGATTGATGAGCGACCTGCTGCCACCAATGACTGACTTCATGAACAAGCTGGCGGATTTCATCGGGAACACCGACCTGAGCCCTGTCACGGATACGATAGGCGCTGCTGTCGAGGCACTCGGAAATTTCATCGCCAATTTGGATATTGAGGCAGCAGGGGAGGCGTTCGGTGTTGCCGTCGAGGGCATCGGCGCGGCGGTCGGGCTTGCATGGGATGTCATCTCGACTATATTCGATTCGCTCCAAGCCGGATTTGAAACAATCACCGAATCCCTTGATGGGGTCGGGATAGACTGGGGTGACGTCTGGAGCGGGATATCTGATGCTGTGCAGACTGCCGCTGACATCGTCGGGGGCATCATCGAAGCGATATGCGAAGTAATTGGCAGCTTGCTGACAGCGGTGCAGGAAGACGGGACACTGATTAACGCAGCTTGGGAAAATATGCAGACGTCTGTTTCTGCTGCATGCGAACTTATCCAGGGCGCGCTGAACCTTGTAAAAGACCTGTTAAACGGCGACTGGTCAGCGGCGTGGGAGGACATCCAGGGCATTGTTGAGACCTGCGTGACCGCCATGCAGACGATATGCGAGAATACTTGGAACGCCATTACAACTCTGGCAACCACCGTGTGGGAAGGTATCCAATCGGCAATTTCCGGACCGGTTGAGACAGCCAAGAGCGCAATAGAGACCGCATGGGACACGGTACAGACGAAATGCGAAACCGTATGGACCACTGTACAGACTTTGGCAACGACAACATGGGAGAGCATCAAGACAGCAATCTCTGGGCCGGTCGAGACAGCTAAAGATGCAGTTACCGGAGCATGGGACGCAGTGCAGACCAAATGCACGGAAGTGTTTGACGCAGTATATAGCAAGGTTTCAGATGTATTCACTGGCATTCAGAATTTCCTGTCTCCGATTGTTGACTGGCTGAAGGGAATTTTTGATTTCGAATGGAGTCTGCCTGAGCTTAAACTGCCGCATATCGTATGGCAATTAGTAGACGTTCCTGTGCTTGGCACGATTCCAGATCCGACAACGCTCCACGTTGAATGGTATGCAAAAGGTGCCATTTTTGATAACGCGTCACTGATCGGCGTTGGCGAGGCAGGCCGCGAAGGGGTCATCCCTCTGGAAGGTGGTGCTATGAGGCCGTTTGCTCGTGCAATCGCAAAAGAGATGTCGGATGAAATCGGCAGCGGGGATATAACCATCAATGTGTATCCGTCAGACGGGATGGATGTCAACCAGCTGGCACGAAAAGTTGCTGACGAGATGGAATTCATTACCAGACAGCGGCAGAGAGCATGGAGTATGGCATGAACAGCTACATGAAGCATTATAACAATCAGGGAGCGTTCTCCTTTAATGGGGTTCGCTCCGAGGATTACGGAGTATATTTGCACGGCTCCGGGACATTTAACGCCCCGGAACGGAAATACAGCACAGTGGCAGTTCCCGGACGAAACGGAGCGCTGACAGTGGACAATGGCGCATTCAAGGAGATCGTGCATTCCTATCCGGCATTTATCGCGGATGACTTTGCAAAGAATATCTGCTTGCTACGAAATGCTCTGCTGGCATCTCCGGGCTATCATCGTCTTGAAGACAGCTATCATCTGGATGAATTTTATCTTGCCAGATACATGGATGGATTAGAGGTCGATGTGTTCCCGATGGCGGTCGCCGGCCAGTTTGAGCTGCGGTTTGTTCGGGATCCACGTCGGTTCCTTAAGATCGGCGAGGAGACCCAGACAATATCATCTGGCAGCAGCATTGAAAATCCGACAATGTACGCATCTCAGCCGCTGATCCGAGTGACCGGTTATGGACAGCTGCATGTCGGCAGTGTTCTTGTGACCATCGCGCAGAAATATGCATACGTGGACATCGACTGCGAGATGATGGATTGCTATTACGGATCTTCAAATGCCAACAGTGTCGTTACGATCCAGGGCAATGAGTTCCCGACACTTCCCGCCGGCCAGACAGGGATAACCTACAGCGGAAACATCACCAAAGTAGAAATTACGCCGCGCTGGTGGCGGATTTGACAGAGGGGGATTGTAAATGATTCCAATCCTGTATGCATCAACAGAAACAGATTTCACATCAAACGGCATTTGCAGACTCGCTGAGGCCACTGAGTGCACAGTTACCGAGGTACGTAATGGCGAGTACGAGCTGACGCTTACCTATCCGATCACCGGCAAATATTTCGACCAGATCCAAGAGGGCATGTACATCGCCGCAACCCATGACGACAACGGTGACAGGCAGGCCTTTTGCATCTACCGCCGATCTGCAGCATTGAATGGCCTCGTACAGTTCTACGCGCATCATATATCCTATTTGCTTAACAATATCATAGTAATGCCCATCGAGGCGACCAGCGCGGCCGATGCGCTCACACAGATGGAAGCCCGGACCGTCACAGGGAATCCGTTTAGCTTGAATGCATCCGGCGTGACGACTTCCGGAACAGTTAAGACGATCACGCCGATGTCGGTGCGGAGCGTGCTTGGCGGTGTGCAGGGAAGTGTGCTTGACGTGTTTGGCGGCGAGTACAAGTGGGACATGTACGAGGTCTGGCTGTACGATCAGCGCGGACGTGATACCGACATTTCTATCAGGTATGGGAAGAACCTGACCAACCTCAATCAGACCGTTGACATCAGCCGCAGCTACAATGCCATCGTGCCATACTGGCTCGGGCAGGACAGCAGCGGAAACGAATTACTTGTCATGCTTCCGGAGTACTATGTTGCCGCGCAAGGCATTACGGATCCTGTGATGACCACAATGGACTTTAGCTCGGAATGGCAGGAAGCACCGACGCAGGCACAGCTCCGGACGAAGGCGACCAGTTATCTCAGCAGCAACCGCCCATGGGTTCCGAAAGAAAATATCAAAATCAGCTTTGTGCAGCTCTGGCAAACGGAAGAGTATAAAGATGTTGCATCGCTCCAGCGCTTGTCGCTTTGCGACCGGGTCAGTGTATATTATCCTGCACTGGGAGTGACCGCGGAAAATGTCGAAATTATCAAAACCGTTTACAACGTCCTGCTTGACCGATATGACGAGATGGAACTGGGGGACGCGAGGAGCACGTTTGCAGATCCGGAAATAAAGCCGC